GTTTTTTTTTTTTTTTTTTTTTTTCGGGGTTGACACCCTAAAGGGGTCACTCCAGTTAATGTCTTTTAGACTTTACAAAAGGCACCATGTATCACATGGGAGAGCAAATTATAATTGTAAATTGATGACACAAAAGTTTATTAACACACTTCAAGCGTTAGCTTGTTATGTTTCAACAAACAGTTTTGCCAACAATCGACAATTGGAATATACTACAATCAATAAGTGAATTGATAACTTCATCTTAACCTTTGAACGGCGGTTAGCTAGTAATGGAAAGAAATGAACTCTCTCGAGATACAAATCGATCTATAACTGAGCTAAGGCTTATGTTCTTGGTGTTGAAGACTATCATCTACTACTTGATCCTTTCATTAAAACCAATTCAGCTGGAGTTCCAAATGAACTGGTGGAGATCATCGAATTTCTTCGATGAGATTCACCCTGAATCCGTGTTTTAATGACGGGTCTGAGATATTTTGAATCTATTAAGCTTCCAACAAATTTTGATGAAAGTTCAATTACGGACGAATACAATGGTAAACCATTGGACCCGATCGTAAACGAGTTTAAATTATTTCTTACGAAATGACTCGATAGATTCGGATACCAGATCCGAAGCAAAGTGACACTATCTAAGTTAGCATCTCACGAAGCTAGTTACCGTTTTAAAAGTGGACCCATGGGACCTTCAATATTGACTTCGCATTTATGTGCTCTGGCCATATATCATGATGAGAGACTATTTCAAATTTTCAAGGAGTATTGTCAATTGACAACCTCTGTCGATATTTGAAAACAGTTTCATCATAGTATTAACCTATGTATCATTAATGTTGGTAATTTGCATAAGCTTATTACCGGGAAGATATCGTTGGCCGCAGAACCTGCTGGTAAAACGAGACTTTTCGCTATCTGTAACTTTTGAGTCCAAAGTTTACTACATCCTTTACATAACCAATTAATGGAGACATTGAAGACGTTTAAAAGCGATGGAACTTATGACCAAATCGGACAATTTAATAGAATCCTTACGGAGACTAAAGGTTGCAAAACCTATTGTTTTGATTTAACAAAAGCGACAGATCGTTTTCCGATAAAGTTACAACAAGTTTTACTTGGAGTAATTGTCAATGAACGCTTTGCTGATGTATGAGTGAAACTAATCAGTTGCTTCCCGTTTAGACATAACCTAAAAGACTATGTTTGAACAGTTGGACAACCATTAGGTGCATTTTCATCTTGAGCAATGTTTGCGTTGACACATCATCTAGTAGTACAATACTGTTATTATAGAGCATTCAATAGAATGAAGTATTTTAGCAAGTATTCTCTACTGGGTGATG